ATCCTTATGCGGTGTACGAGTTGAGCAAGGAAGCTTTGGCTTATGCTCGTTCTAAGAACGAACAAGCTTTGGCTACTATCTTAGCTTGTGAGAAAGAGCAAGACTTCAAACCTTACGGTTTGGAAGGTATACAGAAGATAGAGTTAGGGGATTTATACTAAAAAAAAGGTGGCATAAGCCACCTTTTTTTCATTATCTTTCTCCTATAATCAGTCTAGTAAATCAAAATCTTCCATAGTTTCTTTGGAAGGTACTTTGTCTAAATCCTCGTCTAATCCGACAGTAATACACCAAACTTCGTTTTCGAAACCTTGTCTTTTCAGCATCGGTCTTAAAATTGAGTTTGTTGAAACTTTATCTCTATAAGCAATCTTTCTTGATAAATTTGCCAATTTGTTTGGTAATTCTTTTCTATTACTCATTATTTACTCTCCGCCACAAGCTCATCAACATATTGTTTTGCTTGTTCTAAATTAGATATAGGTCTGAAAAGAGTACGATAGTCTCTGTCATTGTTATCAGTGATCTTAAATGCTCTGTCGTGACCATCTTTGTAAACTCTTGTTAATGTGTAGTTTTTATAATTTATTTTCATTTTTACCTCCGTTTTTGTATTAGTTAATGATCTCACATAGATATAATAGCAAATGTGTAGGAATTTGCAAGTTTTTGTACAAGATATTTACAACTAATTTTCAATAGATTCATACAGTTTTATCGTGCGATTTCGGTCAAATAACCAAAAGACAAGTAAGTATCTGTCACCAGTTCCTACTGGCAAACCTTTGTGCAAATTAGTAAAGCTTGGAAACATCAACGCATGACCAGTCGGCAACGGTTTAATTTCACCATAGTTATGAAAAGCTGTGCCACCACCTTCATAACCACCAGTATTGAGTGGGACTACCACCGAAATGTCAGCGCTTTCGTCATGGTGCCAAGCACCTTGTTGTTTGTCTTTTAGATTGTAATTAGCTATTTGTATGGTAGTAGGATCTTTACAATCTCTCTGCCAGATAGCGTTGAACATTGGATTCAATATGGTTTGCACTATCAACCACATGTTACGGTAGAGCTCTGGTACTTGCTCTTGCAACAATATCTCAGGAATCTGCCTAAGTTGATCCTCTTCATCATTACCAACAAAACCAATTTCTTTGCGCATGTGTTCTATTTCTTTGACTAGGAGTTTGCAAAACTGTCGACGAAAGAGTGGCACCCGGTATATTTCTGGATAAATTTTTTTGACTATCTTGTGTATCGGTGTTTTGCCCATATCCACTTGGCCTTGATTGGCTTTGAACTTAGTAATCATCGGCAAAGTGTCTTGGACTGCTTGGTAAGTCGTTTGGTTTATCATCCAATGCGACTGCATACTTAATAAGTAATTTTTCAATCTATACATGGCGTTGTAGTCTAACATATATTTTTTTGTTCTTATTTGTAAAACTTTCCAAATGTGTGTAAAATCCTATGCTATGGACGAATTATTACAAGATAATAAAATAAGAAAAAGTTTGGCAGTAGATTTGAAAACTTACCAAATGCTACAAGAAATTTGCGGCATGGAGCGTAGATCAAAAATAGAACAGTTAAAAGTTCTAATCGAACAAGAACATGAACGCTTGAACGAAAAACGAGCTGTAAAAATTTAATGTTCAAAGATATGTTCGGCAAGAAAGAGGTACCACAAACTTACAAACCAGTGTTGGAAGCACCAGAGGTCATCGACCTATTTAGTCGTTTAACCTTACATCAACAAACAGCCCTTTTAAGGCTCATATCTCGTAATTTAGAGTTAGACATAGGTGGTGACAATATTATGGGCTTAGAACTCGAATATGAAGTCGTGGGAGCCATGATTAAAGCTACCGAAGTATCAGACTAAGCCAGCTATCCCAGCTTGGCGACGCATAGCAATCTCTCTATCCCTTTCATCTGGCAAGATAGTGGGCGAGGCCATTTCCATGGTTGTAAGCTCAGATGGTTCTGTTTGGAATAAATCTTGATTTACCATAGGCATTTCAAAATCATTCAACTGTGATTGTAAATTTTCAATGTCTATTTCTTCATTCTCTTCTTGCAAGGGTCCGAAGCTAGGGCTTTCCGCTTCAGCTCTGATAGCTTCATCCATCCTAGCTTGATTTTCTATAAAAATATTTTCTAGCGCTTCTGTGCCTCCCCTAACAAAAGATTGTGTGTAAAAATACATTTTAGGATTTACTTTATCAAAAAAAGCTCTTAGCTCTTTCGCTTTGTTTGGGTTGATTAGTGCTTCAATTAAAACATCTTCATACTTTTCTTTTTGTTTTAATAATATGTTTTCCCCAATGTCATCAAAACCTCTAGCTATAAATCGAGAAGGTACGGTTAGTAAGGCAGATAAAAAACCTCCAGTTTTAGTCAGCACAGATTTTCCCTCTTGTTGTATTAAGTTTTGCATAGCTTGTAGAGATTGAGTGGGTGATTGCGATCTATTAGCTATAAAACTCACAGACTGCATTAAATCAGCTAAATCAACAAAATTAGCTAATTCATCGGGCTCAAACATGGCTTCGTAAATTTTAGCCTTTCTACCTCTGGCTACACTTTCTTGTGCCATACGTCTACTTTTCAATCTTGCTGGCATATTTTCTGGAAAAGCTTGTCTAGGATTTCTAATACCAAGCTTGGATAAGAATTTATTTGGGACACCTAAAGGGCTAGTAGCACCAGCGACTGCATCGTCAAATTGAGTCATTAACCAAGTCCCTTTTAGGTTTTGCCAAGCTTGAGGGTCTTCTTGTTTTAAAACTCTTTTCAATCTTTTAATTTCTTTGGGACTAACACTTCCAGAAAATAATTTTTGTGTTAAACGACCTGCTTCGGAACCACCTTTTTCTACTGCCTCTGCTAGTGTTTTAACAATACTTCTTTCTAGCATTTGTAAGTGTCCCTTAGTAGGATCGTAGATAGCGGTGGCTTTTGCATACAAAGGATTTGCTACTTTGAGGCGATTGGATATTTCAGACCTTATGATAGACACCTCTCTTTTTAGCCCAGCGTCAGCATCTTTAGTAAGGCCTGCTATCAATCTGTTAAAATTATCAGATAATCCCTCATGCAAAAGTTCTGTTGTGTTTCTTGCTGTGCCAGTAGTCTGGTCGATGAGTGCTTTTTCAATTTCGGCATAAGCTTTTTTCTTCGCTGCAGAAGCGTTAGGATTTTCTAATACCTCTCTTACTTGAGCTAAAATGTCATCGACATTCAAATCAACATCAAGCTTGAAAGCATCATCATATACCGCTGAAGCTCTGGCTTTGCGCTTTGCTATTGTTTTTTCTAAAAAAGCTTCGGCAGCTTTTGCAACATCCATAGGAGCATCAATGGTTTCTCTGCCTGTCAGTTTGTTTTTAGCACCAGTTTTGACATAAGTGCCTTTATAAAGTTCGTCAAAAAAATCTAAAGCTGCCTCTTCTACTTGAACCGAACGATTGTGATAGAACTGCCATAATTTGTCAGCTCTAGGCTGTGTTTGTAAATAAAGTTGAATTTGTGAAGCGTTTGTAACTAAGCCTTGTGCTTCTGCCCTAGTCAAATCAACATCGTACTTATCTTTGGCATATTTTATTTTATCGTCTACAGTCTTACCGCCTGTCTCAACAATGTCTTTCAAAGCAGACCTTCCTTCGGAACCGGGAAACCTAGTGATTATGCCCTCTGCAAAAGAACCAAAACTTTTAGCTGGCACACCTATAGGAACAGCGCCAAACGCTGAACTTATTAATAAATCTTTTGTTGCTTTTTCTGTGTTAAGTGGAGGACCATCAAATAGAGCCGAGGTGCCCTCTCTCATAGCGTAAGCAGTAGAACCTCCAGCAAAGACTCCTGCACCGCCTAATGCACTAGCTCCTCGTATGCCACCTCTCAAGAAGCCAAAACCCAAACCAAAAGCGCCTGGCACTAACTCAGCTGTAAACTGTAATGTCGGTCCAAATTTATCAAAAATATCTGCTACATCTAATCCAAAAACAGACTCAGCAAATTCTTTTTTTACACGACCATCCTCTGGGTCTACATAAGCAATATCTTCATCTTCATCTATGAAGTAATAATCTAAAGGGTCTTTGCCAGACTCTAAAAGATTTGGAAATCTTTTCTCTGCCAACCATCTAGTCTTATAGGCTTCATCGTTTGTCAATCCTGATAATAGTGCATCTGCAATACCGCTTTTTTCTTTTTCATCAGAAAGCTGGTCTTGTACTTCTTGTTGCGCTAAATATAAGTCAATTTTTTGTTCAGCACCTTGTTGTGAGAAAGCCATGGTAGAATATTTTTGGCCATTTCTCTCTATAACAAACTTTTTTTCTTTTGCTTCCGTCATGGCACTGGGATTACATCGTCGTCACCAACTTTGTTATTGTAATCATTTTTATAATCTTCGTAAAAGCTAGTAAAATCATCTATGCCTAAAAACATCTCTTTTGCTAGTCTTTTTGCTTCTTCCTCTGAAACACCCTCTGCAATCAAATCTTTTTCATAAGCCGCTAAAGCCTCTCTGTTATTGGTCGGCAAGTCTTCCCTTTTTTTACCCAACTGTTGCAATACTTCATCTGTGAATATCATAGACTGTGGATTGTCTGGTCTTGCCCACTCTTGTCTAAACCTATTCATGCCAGCAGTTAATTCTGGACCCGTTATTTCTTTAGCAATCCATTGTTTATATAATTTATTGTATTCATCTCTTTCCGCTATAGCTCGGTTTCTCATAATCTCATTAGCCCTAGCACCTGTAATTAAAATAAATTCGTTAGCTTTTTTTTCATTAGCTAGTCCTGCTACGGAGGCTTGGAAAATAGCTAACTCTTTGTTAGAAATAGCACCTTTATAAGGTCCTACTATGCCAAGCACAAAACCGATTTGCGTGTTTTTCAAAGCCTGTCTAGCAGCCACTATTTTTTTATCTGCTATATGTTCTCCGACAATAGGTAAGTCCACTAAAAACTCTTTAAGCTCTCCAACAAGGTTAGCACCCTTACCTAAACCTTCTTCTGGAATTTGATCTTGCAAAAATCTAAATTTTGCTAAATTTTGATCGTTATCTAGTGACGCAGTAGCTTTTTCTTCAACACCTTTAACATTATTGTGAGCGTCAAGAATAAATTGATTTTCAACTTTCGTAGGTCCCGTTTCACCCAAATTAAAAGTATTACCTGTATCTTTTACTCTGGAATACCCTTGAGACAAAAGATCGTCGATAGCAGGTTTGTCTTTCTCATAAGCCGTTTCGGTTAATATTTCTCCTACATCATTTTTCTTTGTAAAATAAATAACCTTACCTAGTTTTGACTCATCTTTTAGTAGACGTTCGGTTAGCATGGTGTTGTAAAGTTTCTCACCCTCACGGACATCTTCGATAGCTAATGTTGCAGCTTGTTGTCTTATTCTGTCCATGCGTTCTTGATTTGCTGCTTTTTTTGCGTTCATAAAATCTGAAAAACTATTGAAACCCATAGCCAAACCCGCTCCTATAGATGCTGGTTGACCGCTTTGCATTTGTGCAGTCAAACCTTTGGACAAAGAAGTTGCAAAATCATAAATACTTGCGTTTACAGGAGCACTGTTAAATGGTTTTAGCATTTCAGCATACTTTGCATAAGCTGTCGAAAAATCTGGAACAAGTTTTGATTTGTTTTTTTCTAAAAAATCAAAAGCTTTTTCTAGCTCAGACATGGTTTGATCTGTCTGCATAGTGTTCATGTTCAAAACGCCATCTGTTTTAGTTGCAGAGGGAGTGGCGTCTTCATTTATTTGCGGAGTATTTGTAAAATCAAGTCGGCTCGAATCTTTAATTTTTCTGTTAACGGAACTACTACCCGCAAGAGGATTGCCATAAACTATCACCTGTTCTACATCCAGCGGTTCAACCAAGGTTGCATCTCCTCCGTTTTGAAATACATCTATTTGTTCTGGCAGTTGTGCTCTAGTTATAGCCATTAATTAAAATCCTTGAAATTGATTTGGTTGAAATTGATTTGGTTGACCTTGATTTGGTTGACCTTGATTAAAGAAATTCCCAAACGCACCAAAAGCACCTAAGCCTGTCGATAAACCTGCTTGCAATGGACTAGGTGGTGGAGCAAAAGTAGTTTGCGTTTGAAATTGGCCTTGTGGTGCCATGGCTACAAATGGTCGTAAAGCTGAGAACTGAGCCAATGGCGCTTGTTGTGCCGTCAATAAGTTACGACGCTGTGCATCTAATTGTTGTTGTGCTAATTGTTGTTGGCTCAAGCCTATGTTCGACAACATACCAATATCACCAAGTCTTGCACCTGCGGTTTGTGTACCAAGCCCAGTCAACGCCGAAGCCAAACCAAATTGACCTGCTTGTCTTGCAGCTCCGATGCCAGCTAAACCACTAGCAAGATTACGACGAGCAGCTTGTTGTCTTGCAAACTCACTCAAGCCTGTACTTTGTGCTTGTTCAAAACCTCTGGATCTAATACTACCGATTGCTTCTGCCAAGCCTCTACCGAGCGCTCTAGTACGTTCAGCTGCACCTAATTTTCCTCTACTGCCAAAAGCACTAGCACCGCCTCGGATAATATCTTCGGCTCTTTGCCCTATGTCGCTCTTAGCAAACTGCTCTATTAAATCTTGTGAAGTACGATCCACCACAGCTTGTTCAAAAGGATTCATAAATCTTTGCGTCATGCTAGGATCGTAAGCACCTGTTGTGGTTCTCAAAATGTCAGCTTGCTCTGTCAAGCCACGGTCTAAATCAGCTATACCAGTTTGATAAGCTGCTCGTGCTTGTTGTAAAAAAGGGTCTTGAGCACCTACTCCTTGTCTTGCTAATTCTTGCGCTCTTAATTGGTCAGCAGAAAAACCTGCCACTTCTTCTGGAACTACTCTAGCTTTGCCTTCTTCGTCAAAAAAAGTTTTTTCGGCTGCCCGAAAGGCACCTGGAATAAAACCACCTTTACCATCCAAACCGAACAGAAGTTGTCGGGTTATTGGGTCCATGCCAGTTTCAGTTCTGACTATGTTAGCTGCAAAAGGATCACCACCTAGTTGCATGGGCACTGCATCAACCTCGCCACCCTCAGCAAAAAAAATTGGTCTTCTGCCAAACAAACCACCTAAACCTCCAAATCTAGCGTAAGGATTAAAAACTGGAGTGCGTCTAGGTAAAAAAATACTGCCTAGTCCACCTAAACCACCCATCATAGGGTTACGCATGACTGGTTGTGTCATTGGCATCATCCTTTGTCTTATAAAAGGAGACATTAATGAAAAAACACCTCCACCAAAATTTTGTGGTCGTCTCATTTGAGCTCTGGGCATGGCTCTTGATTTTTGTCTATTTAACAATATGCCTAATGGTGATTGATTTCCTAAGGGTCTTAAAATACTGCCGATACCTCTGAACAATCTTTTGAACATTACACAGCTCCTTGACTTTCAAACAAACTCATCATGTCGTACATCAAATTAGTACCTTTATCTCTATCTTCTGTGCCACTTGGCGTCAAAGTTATGATGCCACCATCATTTTGCATATCAAAAGCTCCAGCACCTCGAACTGCTCGGCCTGTCATCACAAACTCACCATCGCTTAACATAGCAGGTATGTCATCACTGGTCTCAGTACCGGGACCATCTATTTCACCATTCATTCTTTGAAAATCCTCCATAGCGACACCACCGCCCTCAGCATAAGCCATTGGCATGACTGCTCCGCCTTGTGCCATGCCACCACTAAGTGTTGGTATGGTGCCAGCTGGTAATAAACCAAACTCAACTGGGTTCGGTGCAGGCTGTCCCATGCGACGAGCTATCTCTGCTTCTATATCGTAACGACCTGCGGCGTCCATGGTTGTTAGCGGTACCAAAGGCACACCTTTGGCGTCTCTCGCTTCATCAAAAGCTAACTTACCTAACTTGTAAGCACCCAAACCAATCAAACCTGTTTTTGCTAAATTACCCAAACCGCCTGCCAAACCGCCCTCGCCACCAAATCCACCGCCAGTCAAACCACCTAAAAATCTGCTAAAAGCTCCAGGTTGTTGTGCAGAGCCAGAAACTGTACCGCCACCGATTTGTGCTGGATTAAATATACCGCTACCCTCTAAATAACCACCCGTAAGCGGATCAAATCTTCTGCCTGTGAGTAAACTTGTAATACCAGGGTTATTTGTTTTTAAGACGTCGCCAACTTTACTAAAGAAACCGTCGCCTGTGGCTGAACCATAACCTATGGTTTTCATACTAGGATCTATTAGACCCGTTTTTGTACCAATAAAGCCACCAAGGGAGCCTAACCCTGCGCCAAACAATCCACCTTTCAAAGCGTCGCCCAAGTCACCGCCAGTAGCGATTGCTGTACCAACTCCACCTGCAGCGCCTTTCAAAGCCGCTGAGGCAATAGGTCCCAAACCGGGAATAAAACTTGCAGCTATTGGTAAAGCAACAGGTGCTACTTTTTTTACTACTTTTTTTACACCTTTGAATACTTTTTTGAAGAAACCAAACTCCTCCAAACCAGTTACAGCGTTAAGTGAAGCTATACCAGAACCGACAATAGCTCTTTCGGGGTTAATGCCAAACTCTCTAAACTTTCTTTCAACTATGCCTTCAAACTCTTCGTCTTCAAAAAACTCCTCTGGCAAAACTACTTCATTGGGTTTGGCATGTATTAATTGGATATCCTCTCCTGTGCCTTCACCTGCTAGTTCTGCTGCTAAATCACCGAGTGGTGCGTTAACTCTAGCCATACTGGTTTCAATCATGCGACTCAACACTTTAGCTTCATCTGGATCGGTCGTTTGCATAAGCTGTCTTTGCATTTCTTCAATTGCTTTTAATATCTCCATTTTTTCTGGAGAGAGCTCTGGAGATGTATTCATCAAGATTTCCATTTCTTTATCAGATATAGCACCCCCTGAGTCTTTTGCAGACTCCATCAAGATTTTCATTTCTTTATTAGATATAGCGCCCCCAGAGTCTATTGCAGACTCCATCATCCTTCTTTGTGCTTGTTCCCTAAGAGGATTCACCGCAGAACCCATATCAAAATCAGGCAAACTACGAGGCTTAGGCATAGACGAGGGCATAGGTACTGATGGTATTGCGTTAGGTCTAGGCTTAGGCGTAGGCATAGGCATAGGTACTGACCTTGGAAATACTGATCCTTCTGACGGTATTAGTTCTAAATCTCTAGGTCTATAAATACCCTCAGCTCTATCCTCAATACCATTTTGATTGACGTCTCTAAACTCTAAAGTCTGATTTAATCTAGGCCTCATGTTTGAAGGGATAGGTGTGCCGTCTAAAAATCTATCTAGCTCCTTATTAGACATAGCACCTTTGAATTTACTAAGCATATTCATAGTCATATCTGGCGCAGACGGTTGTAAAGGCAAAGCTCTCGCTTTCCTTATTAAATTTATCATGTCATCTGCTTCTGCCATCTTTAACCTATCGTTACGCTGACACTACCTAAACTCATTGTAGCAGATAATCCGCTAGGATAAGTTTGATGTTCATACAAATTACGAAACTTAGTTCCATCAAATGCTTGGTGAACACTGGTAGTTGAATTAAATATAATTGAGCCCGTAGCGAATTGCAATTCATCTAAGTCGGTATTTGTATAATGACGCACTGAATCTGGGTCAAAAGCCGATAAATTTATCTCTAAAACTCTAACCAAACGGTTAAAAGTTTCTATTGGAACAGTATCGCCTTGTGCTAACGGTAGTCTTGTTTCTAATAATTTACCCATCAGCGACGCCCTGACTGTTCAACGTCTATTCTTGTATCGCCTAAACGCCACTTATAATCTTTACGGTTAGCTTCGGTATTATCGTCATCAGATTCAACACGCAAAACAATTTGTCTGCTCCTAGTTCTTAAACTCGTAAAAGTTGTGCTTTCAGTAATTTGATTTGTGGAATCAGTCGTTAAATCTTGATTATTGAAGTTCCTACGTTTGATAACCATGTTGATTGCTGGGGTTGGGCTTGTTCCTAGAGTTTTGTCAAATCTTAAATCTGGTATAAGTTTTTTTAAGAAAGCAAAATTTTCACCATCAGCTAAATCAAGATCAGCAGACTCTACAAACACTCCATCCATAGAATTAGTGTCATCATTAGCTCCAGTCTCATGTTGTAACAGATAATTTACACTAGCTAATTTAGCTGTCGCTAACGGTTTATCTTCAATCCCAGTATCTAACCAAGCATATCGTACCAAAGACCCAATAGACCAAGAACCTTCTTCATAGTTATAGATGACATATCTTGATATTTCACCAGTTGCATCTTCTAAGGATGGATAAAAAAACCAAACTTCTGAAAACTCACTATTCAAGGTCGCAAAACATTTAAAGGCTTGGCTTAAATCAAGATCTGAAAATACATAATCTTGAACTGTGCACGCTAATTTTTGCACAGCACCGTTGTAAAAATAAAAAGCACTTTTACTCATAAAAAAAACACCAGTCGGTGCGTTGATAGCTCCTTTTGGACTTATCAAGCCAGCTCCCTCATTAATTAGATTTACTGCAAAGGTGAGAGGTGGACCGATAAAGGTCATGCTGTAAAGAGAAGTATCAGTCCATATCAATATCTCTTGTCTGGATTTCAAACCTCCAATTATCAGAGAACCACTAGATAATCTTACTGAACCAGCTGTGTTGGTCGCCAAAGGCTCAAACTGTAATTCATTTTCTTGGTCGCTAAAAGCAACTAACATAGGATCTACTGCTCCAGTCCTAGAACCGTTACTTATTGGGTCTGCGCCTAAAACTATTAAATGCCTATCCGTTTCTGAGGTTATTACTTGAAGACCAACTGTAGGTACTTTATTGGCTCCACTTACCCCAGATAACTCTGTAGCTCTGACTGATAAGCCATTGTCCTCGACCCACCTAAAAATGCCACCACCTCTAGGATTTATTATCAGGTTTTCTCCAAAATTATCGTGTGTCCAAAGTCGAAGTTGTCCAGAGGCACTAATCGCACTACTACTACCCCAAGTGCCAAAACCCCAAGTGCCAGCTCCCCAACCCGTTGACGACACATAAGAGTCCAAACCAGAATTAATTTGATAGACGCCATCTACTCCAGAACCGCCATTACCAGAATCACTAGAATTGGCAGTAGCCGATGCTGTGAAAGTATAAGTGTTAGCTGATGGCACCGCAGTTATTTGATGTTCTTGGTTCAACACAGAAGCAGTTATGTTGCCACCTAATGACACAGCACCACTGATTGTCACAAAATCACCAACTACAGCACCATGACTCGAATCGGTTGCAGTGATAGTTGCAGAACCATCAGTGGCTGCAAAGGTTATACTATTAGTAGAGGTTTTTCTTTCTGGCGTGACATCGTTAAATGTGCCACCAGACTCAATATAATATTTATTGGTAGTGCCTAAACCTAAAAATCTTTCGCTGCTGAGCGAAGTCCAACTATGTAGAGCTCTTGCTGTGCCTATGTAAGAATTAGCTGTGGCTTTTTCCCAACCACCAATTTTTTCTACTCGGCCACGTCTGAATCGTACTTTATCGCCGTCAACCCAACCCCCTTCATTTGAGTAATCAGTTTCTTCTTTATTGATTCCTGGTTTAAATGAAAATTTGGTTAACGACATATTTGTTCACCAAAATAAATTTTAAGCTAATCTGATTATTGCACCTGTCGCTGTTGGACTCGGAAACACCACTGTGAAATCTCCAGCAGTTGAAGTTTTGTCACCTCCAAAATCTATTGCACAAATAGCTTTGTTAGAATTAGTTGTGTTGTAAAGCAAACAACCTCTTGCTGTTACAGTAGCTGTGCTAAAAGTTAAATCAGCAAAATCTACAATGGCAGTTGTCCCAGAAGTGCTTGGCGTGACGTTTGTCAAAGCACTGCCACCAGAAGAATAGTTAGTTCCAGTAGCTTGTCCAGTGGTAACAAATGCAGTCGTGCCAGCTCCCAAAGTAGCTGAACTGGTATACAAAGCTAATTTGATGCTGTCTGCACCATTGGTTAAATTGTGTCCTTCGACAAGTATTTCTTGCTTAAAACTCGTACAAATTGCTGAGGTTATGGCCATAATTAAAGCTCCTTTATTATTTTAGCCATGTCTTCATGGCCTTGTTGCCTTAATAAATTCACATAAGTCACATTTTTAGAATTTATTGCGTTTTTAATACTATGTAATATAACAGAGTATACTTGTTTTTGAAAAGCCAAAGCTTGTTGTTTTACATGCTCTGGAGCATCCATAGATATATCACATATTTTTTTTGTAGCTTGTGCAGCCCAAAACTCTGGATCATGCCCTTTGTTTTGTGAAGTGTGTACAGCCACACTACCTAACTCAATAAAACTGTCGCTCATCCTTTGTACGGTTCTGGCGGAGCTACATCTTCGTTAATTTTCAAACCTAGTTTCTCCAATTTATCGTTAATTTCATCGTAGGTACCTATTATAAACTCTCCCTCGTGTGGTATGGCAACTAAAGGTTTTGACAGTCTATGATAACCATACAGACGCTCTGGTGCAGGCACATTGCAATCTAATATAGTAGATCTGTTGCTGATACCAACCAAGATGTCATTTTCCATAAGTTTAGAAATCCAAAACTCAACACAAGCACGACCAGCTTCGGCAAAGTGCATGTTTTCTTTGTAAGAAAAGTCAATGCCATACAAATCGACCGCAGCTACTTTGTTATACATAGCGAAAGCTAGAGTGTAGGCCACGGTATTATTTAGATAGGCACATTTACAGTAATTACAAACTTCTTCTAAAGGATATAAAACTGCTTTAGGGACTCTGAAATCGAGTTCACAAGTGTAAATAGGTATTTCAGCGTTTTCTAAAACATATTGCATGGCTTTAGTTTGTCTGCCAGCATCTTCGGTATCTAAAAACCTACTTGCTGGGTCCATCATAAATAAACGGTCACAATGATAAGTTAAAGCTGCTGAGTTTATACACCAAACCTCATCCCATTCCCGACCGTTTTGACTACCAATAGCATAATCTACTTGTGATATGCCCAAACCAATTATGGCAACTCTTTTGCCCTCTAGGTTAGGTATGGGTTCCATTATGTTACGCCAGTGCGTAACTGATCGTATCGGTATTCGTCACGAGTACCACGACCTTCGGATATATTTTTCATCCTGCTCACTGCCTCCTTGAATCTAGCTTCAAACTGAGCAATGACATCTGTGGGTTCTTTTAAAAAAATCGCACTTTCAACCAAAGTTCCATACAACAAAGCGTCAGGATAATCTGTGGATAAAAATGTGGTTCCGCTGTCACTACCACTTGTTAAAGAAGCGGGTTTATGTAAGTAATGTAATTCAACCTCATAGTTTGTATCTGGTATTGGCGAAAGCTCAAAAGAGGTTTCATCAAATAAAGAGTAATATTTAGGTTGTCCTGTTGTTGTGCCAGGTGAATATTCTTTAATAAATGAGGGGTGCTTGAAATCTAAGTAATCATAGGTGTTACTAGAGATAATTGCTAAACTAAAAGGCGCATAGAAATCACTTGGTGTAGCTAAAAACCTATTGGAAGCAGTAAGAGTCCCAGAAACATTTTTTCTTTGATCTGGAAGTTGCACCATGCTAAATATTCTATCTTCTGATTCTCTTATGAAAGTTGGCAGCTGATTAGTAAAAGTCGTCTCACTAACTTGTAAATAGTCTTGCACTGCTGTTTTAAGTGTAGCTAAGGTAAAACTCATGTTGTTGTTATTGTTACAGATCCTAAATCAGCACTTACACTAAATGTAGTAAGCACAGAACCTAATTTACCATCACCTATATTACTATAGACCAAAAATGCTGTGTTATCGTCTTTTGTATCTACTCTTGCGTCTTTTATTGCTTGGGCATCAACCACGGCTGGTTTAGGCATAAGCTGTGGGTGTTTAGAGTTCCATTGATCTGGACCCACTAGCAAACCGTCCCAAGTTTTTTTCATATCTTTTAACTTGTAACGAAACCCAGTAATGTCACAGATTCCGTAAGCGTTTTTGTTAGATGCAAAAGCCATTAGATATTATTGTAACTCCTTAAATCTGGTGAAATTTTATAAGATGCTCGATCTTCGTCTTGTGAAAGTGCTCTATTAAACTCTTCGTCATAAATAACTTTCAGCTGAGCAGTTAATTGTGGATTTCTTTTCATAGATAAGTAATAAGCTAAACCAGCAGTAAGACAAGGGTAGAATCTGAAGGGTATTTCTAAGGTGTTAGTAGCTGCATCAGCATCGTCCATTCTCGTTAAAACATTCATAAACACTGTATAAGTGCTAGATACGTCTGGTGTAGGCCAGACTGTAATAGTAGGTGTCAGTTGTTTGTTGATAAAAAATTGATTTGGTTTCCCAGTGCTGGTCTTGGTAGTGATGTGTGAATACTCGGCTCGGCTTAATCTAGTCATTGGTATGTCGGTAGTGTCGCTACCTTCGGTTTCTCTAATAAATACATCTAAGACATCTATCGGAGCTGTCGCATTAGTGCTATCAATGTTGTAAGTAGCGGTGTCTTTGACCATGGCAACTGATTTTTGTGCAATAGTCCATTGATTCAAGCCTCTATTTGCCCACTCTGCAAGCATTATATTCAAACTTCTAGTTGCACTTTTTAAATCATAACCTGTGCGTAACTCTATACCACAACGCTCAAACGCTTCTTCAATATATTCTGCTACATCTGGTTCGAAATTTTTACTACTGCTCGTCGCCATCTTTTTCCTCTTGAGCATATAGATTGTTGAAAGTTATTTCTGGGTCCATATAGCTCTCATGTTGTTCTGCTGAGTGAGTCCATTGCGAAGGCATAAAGTCAGGTGCGCCTTCGCCAACTCGCCACAATGCAGGATTTGTAGCTCTAACTCTATTGTTAGGTAAAGCGACAAAATTACCTGTGTACTCGCCAGCGTCAGTTAAATATAACACATGTGATTGTTTATGTTGAGCAGGATCGTCAGCGATAGAGTGTTCAGTGTAATCTACCGTAAACAAATATTTGCCTGTATAAAACTCACCACCAATTTTACAAATCCAAGGGGAGCTGCTCACTCTATCCATGGTTATAACCGAATGATGATGGCTCAAGCAATCCCAAGGTTGAGCTAAATGATCCTCCATGGGCTCTGGCCAGTCAGTCAAAGGAATATCAGCTATAAGAGCTTGTATGGGCATCCTAGCCCACATAGCACCACCGTGGATGTTTTCATCTGGATAATCTTCAAAGTCCGTTTCGCAACCAGTAAAAACCACTTGGAAGGATAGTGATTTATCTGGCAAAGTATTTACTGCAAAAACCAGAGCGTGTAAGTATTCGCCATGATACTTTTCGTGATTAGCCGTGAACTCTTTTCTAACCCAACACTTAAATTGAGGTATGTTTGATATTAAATATGCCACAATATTTAAAATTCTAATTAATTATTTACCGTACAGTCCACGTCCACCTTTAGCTTTGTATTTAGTGCCTTTCATAGCACCACCCTTAGCCATGCCTTTTGCTTTTTTTAGCATAGGTGATTGAGCTTGTACTCTAGTTCCTTGACCCATCAAAGCAGACATAACCGATTTAGGCATGTTACTCATACCAGGATTAGCTTTCATTTCTGCTCTAGCTGCGCCACCCATAGCCATATATTTAGTGCCTTTCATAGCGCCACCTCTAGCCATGCCTTTGGTTCTTTTCATAGCGCCACCTTTAGCCATGCCTTTGGTACCTTTCATAGCACCTCCTCGTGCCATACCTTTTGTACCCTTCATAGCACCGCCTTTAGCCATGCCTTTCGTGCCCTTCATAGCGCCACCTTTTGCCATATATTTACGACCTTTCATAATTAACTCCTTCCGTATAAACCCATGTTAGGTTTGGTTTTAATAATACCACCTTTTGCTGCAAAAGTTTTAACATTCGTTGGCTTTCCACCAACTCCTTGTTTTTTCGCTCTTTTTCTTTTCACAGCAGAAGTTATTTGCCCTTTCGTCATGCTTTTAGCTTGAGATCTAGGAACGCATTTGGGATATTTTCTTTTTGAGCCTTTAGCGGATTTACGTCCGCAAGCTTGAAACTTACCGTCTTTTTTTGGCGCACCTATGTCTACCCAATCTCCTTTAGGACCTTTACCAAACCAAGTTTTTAACGACATTAAGCTTTCCTCTGATTTCTAATACTTTCTTTACCTTGCTTGAAAATATTAGCTATTCTGTTTTTTCCCATAACTTTAGCTCTTTGTTCGCCTACCGTTAGTATTTGTATTTTGCGAGCAAAAGGTTTTCTTATTCTTTTTACTTTAGCAACTGTGTTTCTTGCGTCTGTCATTGTTGCAAATTTTATACTCACAGTATCTTTAGGGTTTTCGTCAGTATATAAACGACGACCACTACCTTTTGGTTTTTTTCCTGTGCCTACTTTTGGGTCTCTTTTTTTCTTCATTTTTTTTTGTATTTAGCAGACTTTCTTTTTGTACCGTCTGCTCTTTTAATCAAGCCTCTAGCCTTGGCACTAGCTTTTTCACTGAAACCTAGTTTTTTACCAGCTTTAAGTTTTTTCTTTATGGTGCTTACTTTTGCTACCATTAAGACCTAGGCACCTTAGTCATTTTTTGTTTAGCAGGCATGATAGCGCCACAACCACGAGCTTGTACCATTACCGCACCGCCACTTTTCATAAAACCCATTTTGTTTCTTACTTTAGCAGGCAGTTTTTTTAGACCTTTATTGCCTGCTGGTATTGGTTTCAAATCTTTTTTAACTTCTCCACCTTCGGCTTTCTTTTTGCCTTTGTATTTACCGCCCATACGTTTGTATTCTTGCACCATGTAACCAGAGGCATAAGCACTTGGAAACACGTCAAATTTAGCTTTTGCTTTAGCTTTTGCTTTTCGATACAAAGCTGGGTTTGCTACATTAGAAGGGACACTACCACCTTTTTTCATTTTTATTGATTTCAAAGTTTTAGCTTGACTAGCATGTGTCTTACTAGCTTTTTCTAACCCTTTAATAACTTTATTCATTTTTTGTTTAGCCATAATCTTTACCAATTTTTACAAGACCAATAAGAAGCCGCAAAAACATCTTTCTTTTTTTCAACAGCGTCACAACCGTGTCGAGCTCGAAACGATTTACGTCTTTTTGGTTGGTCTTTTTTTATAGATAAGTTTGGATCGCCATATCTGACAATTTTAACTTGGTCGCCTTTTTTTGCTAACACCGCAAATTTTTTATTTTTGCCTGGTGTTCTTTTTTGCTTGTTGTAACCCGGAAAGGTCTCCCCACGGTAAGACAGTCTACCGCTAGGGAGTCTTTTCACGTCACTTGTATCAGCCATTAATAGTTTTTCGTTAAAACTAATATGATGGAGTAAGCATCACCGTTACTGTGGCCTACTGTTGTAAAATCTAAATCACCTGTTACACCAGAACCAGCGTTGTTAGGTATGCCTGTAAATAAGTCATAATATTCATCGCCAGTGCTATCAGCAGGTAGAGGGATAGCTAAGACATTGGTCGTAGCATCAAATTCAATGTCTACGCCCATGCCTCTGCATGCCCAATATATTCTTGATATAGATACGCCTGTGCAAGCTTGTCCTTTACTATTCGCAGACAAGGCAGAAACATCTACCTTCTTGACAGAAGCTTCGCCTGTACCGTCGCTTTCATTAGTAAATTTAAGCACTGCAACACGCTCGCCATCCTGTATTGTCTGACTCGTTACTGTATCAGCCATAAGTTGCTCCTTACAGTTCTGTGCTTGCTGTACGTTCTTTGCTTGCGCCTATGTAATCTACAGTCAAAGTTTTTGCAGCAGCAGCACCGTTTTGTATACCAAACGATACAGTCAATTCTTCATCATCTGGTGCGTTTGTGCTTACCACCGTGCCAGCTAAAACATTGTTTTGGAACACATGAAACTTTTGGTCTTTAGGATCGTAAACAAAACCTACAGTCATAAAAGTATCGTCAGCCAAAGCATTAGGCAAATCCAAAGTTGATTGCGTGCTGTCTTTTTCAACAACAAAAGTAACTGTGGTTCCACCGTCAGACTTTAAAAAGAAAATACCGTCTGACACG